GGAGGATATACCCCACGGGTCACAATGGCGTCCCAGGGGGGTTTCCGTTCGTTTGCGTGGGTTTCTTTGGTGGGGGCTTCCGTGGTTCCTAGGTTTTCTGGGAGAATTGCCATATATGTTGCCATATATTGTGCCATATATGGTGCCATACATACGTTGCGCGGTAAGGGTGTCACCTCCGCCATAGGCGTACCCCCGCTATATACTTGTGACTCCTATTCCCTATCCCCACAGATACTGTAGACTTCATCACACTACCCCCAATCAAACGAAAGCACTCCTAATATTATAACTCCAGCACCTATAATTAACCCAATTACAATTTCATCATCTAACATCTGGATATCCTTATGGAAATAAGCCAAAAACATGCTTCGTTACCAGACAAAAGTATATGTAATAAATATTATAATCACTAGCAAGATAGTTACTACTAGTATAATTGTATTACTAGTAAGTAGTAATAACTATCTTACTAGTAATACTATGTTATTAATATTGCATGAGTCGTGCCAAGATTTAACACTTTTAAAAAATAGTTAATTGTGGTTATGATTTGGGTGAGTGGGTCTGTGAGAGGCTCCGTGCCAAGGAGGGCATTATGGCGACAGTTCAAGACTATTTAAACATGGCTGTGTCGATGACTATCGGAAATAAGTCAGGCACGGATAACCAGGTGTACCTTCCTGACGACTTCCGTAAATTTGAAGACTTGAAGGTGAAAACATTTCGCGTTACCAGCGGGACTATTGGTGGTGGTAGTGCGCGATCATTTGCCTACAACAACTCAAGTGACAGCAGTTTTATAGTTTTCTTCTCTCACCCTGTTCAAGTCACCCATATAAACGATGATCAACTGGTCACAGCAAGTCGTTGCACTACAAGCTTTTTTGCTTTTTGTCGAAACCTGCCTGGGACTGCTGGGTTCGGTGACGGTGGCGTAGACACTACCGCAGCAAGTATTTTACAAGTTAACAACACAATGCACAGCCCGTATTTCACAGCCGCTTCCGACGGGGCGGTGGCGGACGTAAGCTGGCTTCAGGTTAATATTGAGCTAGAAGCTTAATGGCTAAAAAGAAAGACGATAGCCTAGAGAAGGTCACTTTAGGGATCAAACTAGGAAACCTCTCCCAGTCTACTGTGGACTCTATGTTTGCTGGGTTGGCATGGGAGGCCGAGCGTGACCACGGCGTCTCTGTGCGGGCCGTTGTGGCCGCCACATTTGCTGCTGCAAAGGTAGAGGCTGAGATAATGTCGGACGACAGTTTATCACCTAAAGATAGACTTATGGCATCAAAACAGTTTAAAGATGGATTTCGGGACGCTTGTCGTCTTGTCTGTTCAGAGCCAGTACATAAAGCAGTCCGACCTATGGTAATGGAGAGGCAAGAGGACACGTCCCTACCTTCAGCTTTGGAAAAGATGTATGGAGATCAAACGTGAGCATATCGACAAGTTTAGGCGTGATTGCCTAGCCGACATCTCATTCTTTTCTGAAAACGACGTTGCCCCACTACACATCGCCCCAGAAGACGGCCCCATTGCCCGTGTAAAACTACGACGAGTTCAAAAGCGCCTAGCAGAGGCTGTTAACCGGCAATGGTTTAACAGAGGGTTTCTCCGCATTGTTGTGTGCAAAGCACGTCGTATTGGGTCTACTACATTTTTTTGCATGGATGCATTTAGGCAAGCATCGCTAACAGAGAATACAAATGTAGTTATTGGGGCTCAGTTAGATGACATGGCCTCTGAGATTCATAAACGAAACCATATCTTCTACAACAACTACCCAACCACATTGCGCCCAGAGCGCTGGGGAAACTCCAGGTCGTTTAAAGAGCCCATGGAGTTTAGAAGGGATATAACGAAAGAAGAGATGAAAGCCTGGGAGATGGGGGGTCCTAAGCCCAATAGCGGGTTAAACTCCACTATCTCTATCTTTACTGAAAGGACTCCGTTGGCAAGGACGGGTGCCACCATTCAGTACCTGCTCCTTTCCGAGTTTGCTAAGTACCGAAATCAAAGCACTATCATTAAAGAGATGTTCCCTACTGTGCGTAAAAACACAGGGGCTATTGTTATCGACACTACGGCTGAGAGTCGTGGCGACTCGTATTCTCGCTTGTGGGAAGAGGCTGTGGCAGGACGCTCTGAGTTTGAGCCTGTGTTTATTTCCTGGCTAGATGATGAGCAGCAGTGCTGGCAAGAGCCGTCTAAAGAGAACTCTGGGTTGTTTTATGATTGGGTTCAATGCTTTTCGCGGAAAGACCACACAGGGCTTGAGAAGTATACGTCGCTCTTAAACCTAGACGATGATGAGTTTGACCTATTAACAAACCACATCGTTCCGAGATGGAACAAAGAATCTGCTGACGAAAAACTTCACCCCATGGGATGGCTTGAGTGGAGGCGGTGGGCTATCCAAGACCGCTGTGATGGTAAAGCCAAGATATTTAAAAACCAATACCCTACTCATTGGCGCGAAGCATTTATGTCTTCGACGCTCACTATCTTTGATATGGGGCAAGTGGCTTCTCAGGCCGAGCGAGTTAAAGACGAGCCCAATCCGGTTCGAGGGGAATTGATCACTAGGCAGGGGAGAAAGGCTATTGAGCCAGACCCAGATGCCATGATGAGCCAGGTAAATAAAGAGTCCTACTTGGTGACGCCGGGCATGTTTACTTTTGTTCCCGAAAGCTTTGGTCCAATTAAAATTTATGAAGATCCTATTCCAGGGGAAGAGTATATTATATCCTCTGACTATGCCGAGGGGCAAAGCGCCCAATGCGACTACAATGTCATCCATGTTTATAAACGAGGGGATGTATTAACCCAAGTCGCCCATTTTAGAGAGAAGTGTTACCCTGAAGAATCCGCTTCCGAAGCCATTGCCCTTGGGGCGTATTATAACATGGCTTGGCAAATACCCGAGGTGAACTCATGTGGAGCCGCAGCATTAGCCCTGTTCCGGTCATGTTACCCCCTACACCGTATATTCCGGCGTAAAAACACAGACAACATTCAAAACCAATCGCCTACAAAATACTTAGGCTGGCGAATGACTGGCCGAAGTAAATCAGAGGCAGTTAGTTCTGCTACTGCATTTTTTAAACAAGGAATGTGCGTCGTTAAAAACCCGAATACATTAAGAGAGCTAGAGGTGTTTGTTAAAAAAAGCTCCAAGATGTTGCCGGAAGCTATGGATGGGACGGACCCCATTACAGGCGAAAGATATCATGACGATGAAGTGACCTGTTTAATGTTAGGCATTTATGCCAGCAGACAGTTGCCATACATGGGCAGCGTTATGTACCAGCCACCCGAAGAAAAGCGCGAATGCGTCCATGCTGTTGTTGCCGGGGGAGTTTGTTTAAAGTGCAGAAAAAAGATAAAAGCGGCTGAAGTTAAACCCTTGACATTTGACCAGCTTAGGGCGACCGTTAAGGCGAATAATAATAAGAATAATAATAAACGCTCTAATGCGATGTTAAATTATTGGATTCAAAGATAAGGGGTTATTATGCCGAATGCTTTAGAGGGGGCTGTCAGAGATCGTTATAATTTGCCTCTTATTGACAACACTGGCCAAACTCCCATGGAGTTTTTTGGTGTTAACCGGCTAGTTCCCCGCTTAGGCGCATATGACCCTGAAGCAGATTTAATGGCTGCTTACGGAGATCGCCCCCTTCTTCCCGTGCAAATCAACAGAGCGCCATTTGGTGTAGATACTGCTCGTCCGGGGTGGGAAATGGCCCGGTACCACCAGGGGACAGTTGTGGATGCCCCTCAAAGCATTCCAACGCACGACCCCGGCTTTATGACCGATGCTGGCCCCTCGACTAGGTCGCCAGCCAGGTTACCCATGTCAGCCATGCCGGACCCCTCAAACCCTTATCAAATGAGAAGCTCTTTTGATGCCCCAGGTTATGGGATGGGAGTGGGGAGCATCCCAAAGGGCCATCCCTACCAGACTGTATCCATGGATAGAATGCCGACTAACTTTCGCGATCCGTTGGCTAACTGGGGCGCTCTGGCTGGCACGATCGGGGGGTGGGAATTCATGGTGCCTCCTCCGATGTCCACCGCTATCGGGGCGCTGGGAGGAGGGGCATTGGGGGCTGCGGGAGACCTCGCGATTGGTGACATCTTTGGCGACTCTCGATCTAGATACGCTGATGAGTCTGGCGAGTACCGAACGGAATTGAGGCAAACGGCCTTGGAGGACATGGAGAACATTACTCCGGAGCAAACGCAAGAGATTGGAGCAATGCTTGCTGGTAAGATCTTAGAAGCACAAGCTTCTCCAGACATGCGGCGAGACATGGGCGGGTCTATGACCATGGAGGCGTCTCCGTCTAGAGAGCTAATGAACCGCATGGCAAATAAGGGAGACATAGAGCTTTTGGAGCGCAGCAATCTTCCGCTGGAGTTCTCGAAGCGCATGGAGCCTCCGCGAGACTTGACGTCACCAAAGCGCATGCGAATGAATCCAGCCATGACTCCAAAAGTTGCAGACATGGTGCGGTCTTTAGGAAGCCGAGCGCAGCCGGAAATTTACCGACCACTGCACCCGCAAGGTCCATATCCTCAGGGCCACTTTAAGCAAGACATGCTTCCCCAAGGCCCTTTCCAGGCAATTAACCCTTATGAAGGACGGTAGGTATGCCAGGAGTTTACCCAACAGATGATAAGGTTTTGGTTGGACAACGGGCTCCGGACCAATGGTATGCGGGAATGCCCACTGCCATGGGGACGGGGGGGACAGCGGCTGCGGCGACAGCGTTGGCAACTCCGGTTATGGGGCCGTTTGCTCCAGTGGCGGGAGCGTTGATGGGTCCGTTTGGAGGTCTGTTCGGTTCGTTTTTTGAGCCTGACCCCGTCCCAGTGTACGAAGAGCTTCCCCCTCCCCCGATGGTGACTTTGCCTGGGAGCGCGGCGATGCAGCAGTACGCGGCGGGAGCTTACGATCAACAGCAGCAACCCTACGCCGCACAATACGGCGTGCAAAATCCCTATGGGTTTAGATAATGGCAAAGAATGACGAGCTTAAAGTTCTTGATTACGTCAAGAAGTGTGTAAAACGAAATCAAGACGCTCGTAAGCCTTTGGAGTATCGTTGGTACGAAAATGCTGCATTCGCTGCTGGGTACACCAATATAGAGCACGATCCTCGGACGCAACGCCCATTCTCAATGGGGAATCCAGGCAATCACTCTAGCAATCCCCAGGTTCAAGATAAGCTTAGAAAATACCACGCAAAGCTTACATCCCCCCGAATGATGCCGGAGTGCATTCCCGGCTCTAACGATAGGGATGCGCGTAAGCGGGCCTCTGTTGCCAACTCATTGATTTTGCATTTTGCGGAAATGCGAGACCATGTATATGCAACGCACGCAGCGATGCTTAATATGATGGTGTTTGGAAATGGCATTTGGTCTACCCAGTGGGACCCCAACGCTGGGGAATGGGTAGAGGACATTGAGTATGTCAATGATGAGCCTGCCTACTCTGAAGTTCAAATACCTGGGGTTGGGGAGGGTGGCGAGCCCCTTTTAGTAGACGCTCCTTTCCAGACAATACGCGACATTCAGAAGGTTTATTATCAGTCCGGTCTTCCAAAGATGCGGTCGGTACACCCGTTTAATTTTTTTCCAGATCCTCAGTGGCGGCACTTAACAGTAAGCCAGTGCATGAATTACGCGGAAAGAAAAGTAATTCCACTCGACCTCCTCGAGCTACATTTTCCAGATGTGGACCTTAAGAGCGTTAAGACAATTGATGAGCCTGAAGATGCTTTCTTGTTCCGCGAAGTGGATTCCATGTTTGGATTGCGTGATGAACAAAACGCAACCGCATCCCAGATGGTAGAAATATATGACTTCTACCACTCTCCCGTTGTGTCTAGCCGGAATGGTTTAGATTACAAACGAGGCTTCCGATGCATTTATGTCGGAGACCAAATAATTAAATTGGTAGATGGTCTACCCTACAATGATTACCCACATGCAACATTCCGAGACCGACAGTTTACAGATCGAGGATGGGGGATGTGTGTAGTTGATGTTTTACGTCAAGCCCAAACTCGCTTAGACCTTGTGGAGCACATTGAGATTAGGGCAGCCGAAAGGACTGCTGACCCACCTCTTCTCAAACCACACGGCTCAAGCGATACGAACTTTCAGGGTCGCGCTGGTGAGATTTACGAGTACGTGCCTTACGGCGAAGAGAAGCCAACCTTTATGGTTCCCCCTCAGATATCACCGCACTTGTATCAAATGAGACAAGATGCGATGGCTGATCTGGAGGCGTTGAGCCTTACGTCTTCTCCGGTCGGAGGTTCTGTCCCATCCCGTGGTGACAGCGCAGCCTATCTTGATCGCCTCCTCGAAGAGAATCAGGTTGCAATGGCACCAACGGTTCAAGAAATTGAGGCCGCTCAAGCTCACCAGGCGACCCATCTCGTGCGACTTTCCCAAGAGTTTTTGCCCATTGGCTATCGGTTTGCTCTTGTCGGCCAAGACCAGCAACCATCTGTATACGAGTTTGACGGAACCCCGTTTAATCTTGTAGACATTCGTATGGTTCCAGGGTCGGCGGCTGTTTCATATCCCAACCAATTGCGGACCTCCATTATGCAATTAGCTGCAAATGGAATGCTGCAAGAAAATAATCCTAGAACAAATGCAGTTGTTGAGCTTCTTTTAGGCGCTCCGGTTGCATACAAGCTTAAAGACGTCGAAGAGCCTGGAGATAAAGCTGTTGCTGATATTAATATCTTACGAGTGCAGCAGGGCCAGGAACCATTCTTTAAGCCATGGATGAATCACCAAAAACATATTGAAGTACTCTTGTCCGCAATGCGTGACCCGAAATTCTTTTTAGATTATAACTTGGACCAGCAATCAAAGCTGGAAGAGTTGCTTCAAAAGCATCAGGCAGCAATTGCCCCGAACCAGGCCCCAATGGGAATGCCTGGTGCTCCGGGCGCTCCTGGTGCTCCGCAACAAGGACAAAACCCTCTTGAGCTTCTACAGGGTGGAGAGCAGGGGGGTGGTGGTGCAGCGCAAGTGCCTGCAACTGCCAATGGTTTTGTAGGTGAACTAGGCGGTCAAGGGTAGCCGTCATTAACTTTAAGGGTATATGATGAGTAAAACAGCAGAAGAGCGTATTGCAGAACTGGAAGCTAAATTAAATTCAGCTTCTGATGAAAACCAAAAACTTCAAAACTACTATAGCCAAGCTTATCGGGCTATGGAAGAAGCGAAGCAAAACGAAGCTTACTACAAAGGCCAGTTTGAGTCTGCGTCAGCCGCGCAGTCCCAGCCATCTCACGAGACAAGTTATGATTATTCTGAGCCAGAAACTCAGAACATGAATGCTCTTGTTGAAAAGGCCATTGCAGAAAGACTCGAGCCTCGTCTTCAAATGGTAGAGAGGTATGCAACAGACGCTCTTCAGCAAACTGCTGGCCGAGAGGTTGACCGGGCGCTGAAAGCATTCAAAGACAAGCACCCCGAGTCCGCACGTATTATGGACTTTGAGCGCTTGATTATGTTGGATGCATCGGAAGAGGTTAAGCGGCGGCAGGCAGTGAATCAGCCCGTAGGTGACGTTAAGGAAATTGCCCTTAAAATCGCTGAGGACCGGATTCAGAGACACAATAAATTAGAATCAAAAGTGGCAGAGCAAAACAAACAACGCCGGGAACAAGCAGAGCGAAAGGCTATGCTCCCAGATATGTTCGCCTCTGCTGGATTTGAAGACCTCCCCAAAGCTCCTGAAAATGCGAAGGAAGCTGGAGATCTTCTTGAAGATTTATTGCGCCGCCAAAAAGGCGCAAACTAATAGGAGAATACAATGGCACTCCCAAAGACCGGATTAACGTCATTTGGAGCGTTTAGTGATCTATTTCAGTACACTTACGCAGATGTAATTATTAAGCTTCTCGATACCGTTGATGATGTCGAGAAATGGATTGACTCCGTAGCCCAAGAAGATTGGAACGGTGGAGATTCGCAGCACTACCTGTACAAGACAGCAGGCGGTAGTGGTAGTCGATTTGTTAATGGTGGACCTGGAGCAGCAGCACCTGTGCTTCCTGTGTACAACCCACCATCATACGATGAGGCTGCTGTTCGGTTGTTCCCCCACATGGACATTGTGGAGATCACCGGACCTAAGCTGATTCGTGCTCATGACAAGCCTGGTATGTACCGGCAGATTATGGACGAGTTGGTTTCCGATGCGAAGAACTCTCACCGAAACCGAATTGGACCTAAGTACTGGGGTGGAACGCAAGGCGCTCTGCTTCCTGGTGCTGCTGGGTTTTCTAACTCTGGTGTGATTGGTGTGATTCCTGCTGGGTCTGGTAACTTTACAGCCAATGCTGGAAGTGCAAACCCAAACGTGACTGTTCGTCAGCGAGAGACAGATACTACTCTGACTAACACAAAAGCATACATGGGAACCTATGCTGGTGCCCGTTACATGCGAGCAGGAATGCAGGTCCAGATTGGTACTCAAGCTCAGCTAGTTGCTAATACAGGAACAAATGCAATTGTTTTGCAGGTTGATCAAGCAAATCAAACTATGATTCTTGATGCAAACCTTGGCAACAATGCTGCTCAAATGTTTGTTGTTGAAGGCGATGCTAACGGGAACGAATGGGGTAACTGCGTTACTGGTCTGGCTGATGCAATTGATGACATCGGAACATACCACGGTATTGACCGAGCAACTGCAACTCCATGGCAGTCATTCATTACTCGAAACGGCAACAACCTTCGTGACTTCAACCACTGGCGTATTACTAGTTTGTTGATGCGAATGGCAGATCTTGGGCCTAAAGATGTTGATGAAATGAGCCCTGTGATTTTCTCACATAACTCTTTGCTTCAAGTTTATCTCCAAGAGATTGACCCTGTTTACATGCAGACAGACCTCAAGGCTATTAAAGGTCACAAAACGATTGCATACCAGTACGGTGCGCGTCAGATTCCATGGGAGACCGCACGGTCTGCTCCATTGAACCAGTACACCATTATGGATCGTTCAGCCATGAAGCGGGTCAAGCTTGGTGATTACGGTTGGGATACCTCAACTGGATCTATCTTCAAGCAGATTCCTGGTACGTTTGCTTTCCAAGCATATGCGTACAATGAGTTTGAACTTGTTTGCGAAAACCCACGTTGCCAAGGACGAGAAGAGGACATCCGAGTCCCTGCTGGTCTCATTGCAACTTAATTGAGTTGGGGGGCTTCTGGCCCCCCTCCTTTTAAGGAGAAGATATGAGTTTTCAAAAAGCACATCAGATCTCAAATGAGTTGGGGGAAGTTCTTGTAACAACACCTCCAATTAATTTGATTACCCGGCCAACAGACTGGGTAAATCCAGTTGGAACATATGTAGCGCTTCCAAGCCCTGCTGTGTCAGGTCGTTCTTATCGAGTTCTTGAGGTTGGTTGCACTATTCAAACAGCAGGAACGGCTGTTAACGCAAACCAAATTAGCGTTGGAATTGTTGGAGGAACGCAAAATCTTGTCCCTCTTAACAGTGCAAATCTTCCTGAAGTAACTACGGTAGGAGAGACTTACAGCACAAATAAGGGCGGAGCAAATGCTTGGTCTTTTCGGGCAGCAGGAGGGGGCAATGTTGATACAGATGGCGTTGCTTTCTTGAGCCCCGGACAGCAACTTGTGTTTACTGTTGGCGCTAATGTAGCGGATTCACCTCATGTAATATTTTTTGCGCGGCTTGCTCCAGTTTTGAGCAAAGACGTATTCGAATAGGAGAACTAAAATGGCGAATGATAGTTTAAGAGATGGCCCGGTAGGGTCTAGTAAGCAAGCTCCATTTGCGGGTCCAGTTATGATTGACTTGGCTCGCCTTAATGGAGACATGAACGTGGATAAAAGCGCAGCTGCTTCTGCGGGTACTCTTTTTGGGCCAGGCGCAGCTTTTGGTGTAGACTACAGAGTTCTTGCTGTTCAGATCTTTGTGTCTGATGAAGCTGTAGCGACTGCTGATATTCAGTGTACTCTAGGGTACAACGGAAACCCAACCGGCTCTGTGGCTCAGGACTTAGATGCTTTTGTAAGCACAACAGCAGCGCTGGGGTCAGCCACTGCTGCGGCTGGAACTGTTCACGACATTGGCCTTACGGGTGCTGATGTTGCTGCTACATTTGGCGCAACAAACGGGCCTCTTGTATTTGTGAACAATGGCGCTCCATCTGGAACTGGTAACTACACTGTTCGTGTTCTTGCTGTCCCAGTAAGCGGTGGTCAGTACTTCACTAACTAAAGGATGACTATGCTTCCTATGATGGAAAACAGGGATGATCTAATTCGTGCTGAAATGGATTATTTCCGTAACATAGTCAGGAATGGTACTGCTGCTCCCCATACTGAGTGGGAGCAGCGGGCCAATCTTTTGGATGGTTTGCTTCCTGACGAAGAGTTTTATCTAAGATTCATTGAAAAGAACTTTGATGGGTCTGCGATTAACAAGTGGGTCTTGTTTGGGCAAAAGCCAAACACACCTATGTATCGTGGTGAAAAGCCAATCTTTACGATTATGACTATCGAGAAGATTGGACAGGCGGGCACTTATGACACTCCGCACGATGCACACTTGGATGGTCTTCGTATGCTTGTTCTTGATTGGCGTGAAGGGCGACATGCTGCGCTAGAGAGAATGGAACGAGAGAAAGAAAAGGCTAACGACATAAAGATGAAAGATGCTATCAATGAGGCACAGGGCCGCGTTGATGATATGTTTTGGATCTGGAAAAGAGCCATGGGTGAAGACATGAACTTTACCCTCGGTGCAGATGGCAAAGGTCCAAACCATGGCGGCAAGCACTTTGGTGCTGCCTTTGATCGTAACAAAACTGCCTCTGGGATTATTTTGCCATGAATGTGAAGGAAGCTGTTCGCCGTCTCAATGGTTATTTGCAACGCCGAGGAAAGGTGGATGGTTCCGGTGGTTGGACGGAGCAGTATCTTTTAGATCTGCTTAGTGACGCCAACCTCGATATGTACCACCGTATTGTAAACTACGGGCCTGAGATATTTCAGCTTACAGATCGATTCACTTATGACGCAAATGCAACGGACGTTGACTTAAATGTAAAGTTAAGCGGTCTCCCTATGACCATTTGGTATATCGGAACCCTTTCAAAAGACGAAGGCATTAGCGCAAACAATATCCCCGCGCCTATTGGGATGCCCCGCAGAACAGATTTAGACTCGCTTAGTGCAGGCTCTTCAATCTCATCGACCACTGGATTTGCGGCGGCAAGTGCGGGCATAACGCTCCCCTCGTCCTTTCCTTTGGTCGGTGGCAACTACTCTACTTACCAAGGGCAATACTTAGGGAAGAAGCTTTCTTTGCGTCCCGTCCCTACCCAGGACACCTACATGTATATCCGGTGGACGCCGGATGCTCTTGCTCCTCTTGTAGATGAGGACCAGGACCTTCTAAATGGCTTTCTCCCGCAGTTCCACCCTGCAATTG